TCCTTGAGTACCTTGAGTTCCTTGAGAATTCTGTACTCCTTGAGTACCTTGAGTTCCTTGTAAATCATTTAAAGGACCTTGAAGTCCTTGAGCACCTTGAGCACCTTGGTTACCTTGGTTACCTTGATTACCTTGAGCACCTTGAAGACCTTGAGCACCTTGAAGACCTTGAGCACCTTGAGCATTCTGTACTCCTTGAGCACCTTGAAGACCTTGAACTCCTTGATTACCTTGAGCATTCTGTACTCCTTGAGCACCTTGAAGACCTTGAGCACCTTGAGTTCCTTGAAAATTACTTAATGGTCCTTGAAGTCCTTGATTTCCTTGAAGTCCTTGATTTCCTTGAGTACCTTGAAAATTACTTAATGGACCTTGAACTCCTTGAGAACCTTGATTTCCTTGGTTACCTTGAGTTCCTTGAAAATCACTTAGTGGACCTTGAAGTCCTTGTACTCCCTGGAGTCCTTGAACACCCTGAACTCCTTGTAAACCTTGAAGTCCTTGTAAACCTTGAAGTCCTTGTAAACCTTGTAAACCTTGTAAACCTTGAAGTCCTTGGTTACCTTGAAGTCCTTGGTTACCTTGGTTACCTTGTAAACCTTGTATACCTTGTAAACCTTGAAGTCCTTGACCACCTTGAAGTCCTTGAAAATTACTTAATGGACCTTGAACTCCTTGAGAACCTACACCTTGATTTCCTTGACGACCTTGTAAACCTTGATTGCCTTGAGTTCCTTGGAAATCATTAAGTGTTCCTTGTGTACCTTGAAAGTTACTTAATGCTCCTTGAACTCCTTGGTTACCTAATCCTCCTTCGCCAGTACCAGATCCAAGTTTTTCTCCAGTTTCTCCAACAATAGCATCGCCAAAAACTTCAATACCGCCATAGAACGTGGCCTTTTTATTGAAGATGGATTCCTTTCCTACTATTGAAGAATTTTTAGGATCTGGTGTTTCTGCCATTTTAAGATAACTCCAATGTGTCGTTTAGGATCCTATTGACAGAACGCTTTTGCCCACCATCAATATAAGTATCATCGTCTCTGTCCAAACCTTCATTTGCTAATTTAGCATCTTCTGATATTTCATTATCAACTTCATTACCAAAATTTCCATATCCAGGATTGGTTCCAACATCAGTTAGTATTTTTGCAGTAGAAGTTGCAAGATCTGATGAATTTTTCATTGCGTGAATTGCTACATCAGCAACTTCGCCAATTGGCAAACCTTGAGATAAATTATTAGATGCAAGATTTGCTGCACCTTGAACCAATCCACCAATACCACCACCTGCTGCACCACTTATTGCCCCCATAGCAATGTCGCTTGCTGTACCCAAAACATTGGGTAGTGCAATAGGAAGCATACCCTTTCCAGATAAAAAATCCAGTCCAACAAAACTTCCATCAAAAACTCTTGCTCCAAATTGTTTTGGATCTGGCAATAAATTGCCCATAAGTCCTTTAGTTTCGCACCTAGTTCCATTCAATAATACTCTCTGTTTCGCATTCAGATTAATATTTCTTCCTGCTTTTATATCAACATCTTCGTCAGCTTCAATTACAATATTCTTACCTTTAATTTTTACAGACCCATTTCTCATAGCAGTAACTGTGACATCACCGCTCATACCAGTAATTACAATATCAACTCCTTCAGACGAATCTTTATTTCCCCCTACAATTTCAATATCTTTGTCATTATAAACACTAAATCGACCACCTTCACTTAATCCAATATCACACTGATTATTTTCTTCCGTAACACCATAAACATTATATACCTCAGATCCATTCGCACCTATTTGGGGATTATTAGTATCAAATCTAACTTTGGAACCCAGCGATAAGATGTCTCTTTTTTCCCAATTGTATCTTGAACTTGCCATATTATTCTATACAATCTACTACTGATTTAATATTAACCAATTCTTTTAATTTATTAGGATCTATTTTACCATCAGAAGTTGCAAGTAAGTCTCTATTAAAAGGTATTCTACTTAAAACTGGTCTAAGAATTGCTCCTGAACCGGTATTAGTTCGTATGCTAATATTTAACAATTGATCGACCGGTATATAATTATTTAGTAATACATCAGGAGTAGATATTGTGGTTGATGCAGTTGATGCAGTTGATGCAGTTGATGTGGTTGGTGTAGTTGGTGTAGTTGGTGTGGTTGGTGTAATTCCAGTATTAAAAATTTCTGGAGAAGTGATGTTAATGTCTATAATAGATCCATCATCATCTATAACTAAGTCATAAACATTTCCAACTTCATCTATAGCATCATCAGTTGATTCGTATCCAATTCCAGTAGATTGGACAATTACATCAGAAACATAAACAGGAATATCACTAGGATTAGTTTCTGCTATATTATTTCCAATATTAACGTTTGAATTTCCCACAGGATAATTTTCTCCGGGAGAAACTACAAAAATTCCATCAACTTCGCCATTTTCATTTATAGTAGATCGAAGAACAGCACCATATCCTTGTTCGCATTCATCTACAACTTCCAAAAATGGTGGATATTTATAATTTTTACCTCCAGATTTAAGTATTGCTCCTATTATACTACCACTCAATATTCTTCCGGTCGCATCTTTTTCAAATTCTCCCAATACTATGTCAGCTTCAACTCCTTTGCCCATACCACCAAAGAATTTTATTCTAGGCGAAGAATTGCATGATGTTATAGGTCCAGTATAACAACCACTACTAGTTTGAGTTGTTATATCAGAGAAAATATCAAACCCTACTTTCACTCCTTCTACACCACTTTCAATTTCATCAACTAAATTCTTTCTAGCGGCATTTGCCCTATTCATATCATCTAAAATATTTTTAAAATCTAAAATTTTGTCTGCCACCATATCAGGGCCAATACCAATTCTCCATACATCAGTATTATCAATAGATTTATTTTTATTTTGATTTAAATCAAACAACCCACTAATTCCCTTAAGTGCCGCAACTCCACTAGTAAGAAAATTAATAACATTAAACCCTGCAGATAATATTTTATTCACACCACCCAACACACCAGAAATTCCACCTTGAATTTTTCTTAAAATTTCATTAACTACTGATGCCGTAACTTGTACCGATACACACTTTGAGGGTCTTTTTACATTATCAACTACATCAGATAATAAACTTTGAACAGTTCCAAACAAACTGTTTATTACCATTCCAGGTAATCTTGGTATCATAGCTTGAAGTGCTTTTACCGGAATGACCATTGCCTGTTGTGCAAGAACACCAGCAAGATGAGCAGCAGCAGGATTACCAGTTGCTGCAAGAACTGCAGCATAAACTGCCCGATAAAGTGCTTTAAGACCTTGCTGAAGTATAGAAATTAGTCCATTGTAAAGAACATCTATACATTGTCCAACAATACCCTCAGCAATACCCATGATCTTATCAGTAGATCTGCTGACTTCCGCAACTTTATTCAGAATTTTATTATATGGATCATTTACTTTCTTAATTAAATTATATGTCTCTGCTTCAATTCCTTTTGCAGTATTATCATCACCAGCATTTGCAAGTACTACCTTTTTCCCTATTGCAGTACTATAACTTACTTCATCTTTTTCTGCATTCTTATTATTTAATTGATCGATAGTTTCTGTAGGAACTTTTCTTGGAGATTTTTGTGCTTTAGTACTATCTTCATTTTCTTCTGATGGGTGAAGAGTTCCATTAGGTTTTTTGACCCTATCAGTATATCCAGTAAATGGCACGAATGGTGAAGAATATGCTGCAGAAGTAACTTCCCCAGTTCTACCAAAACATCCCATAATAACTGGAATTTGAGAATTATCACCATCCAAAAAGAATCCTAGGACAGTATCTCCCGGTCTAATTTTTGGATTTACTGCATAATTTGCTGCACCACTACCTGATGTTGTGGGTAGCATAACTTGCGCCCAAGGTAAATCATCATTTGAAAGTTCACTTTCGTTTACTGGATGATACCCTAATATTCTAACTTTTAATCTATTTCCCCATCCACCACCATTCGATTGTTCTTTTTGGGATTTGATTGGAGGAATTTGTCCAATCCACCATCTAAATCCATCTCTTCCTAAAAAATTACTCTTAAACAGTGATTCTTCTATCATTTTTTCTTAGCACCAAAACTATCTCTGACTAATTTTAATGATGTATAGGAATTAATTGAATCAAAGTGATGACATAATTCCTTTATCATATATAGACCACTTGTTTCAATATCATATTCATCTTGATCTGAAGAACTAGATCTTGGGAATTCACATTCAATTAAATCTCCAGCATTTAAATTGGTATTTAATGGAACTTGCATATTTAATCTCTGTGTCAACAAAGTATTATATCTCATTAATGATTGAGATTGATATTGGGAAGGATCAGAATTTTCTTTAGTTGTGACTTCTTTCTCCATAGTTCCAATATCTAATACCTGAGTAATTAATCGTGATGGATAATCTCCGAGAGTTTTATCAGATCCTTCATTCATTTTTGGCAATTTAATATTATCTCCAAGATTTTCAACTTCATTAATATAATCAGATTTTTTAAATACACCTTGCTGTAAAGTTGTAAATGAGAAATCTAGAGGATTAAAATAAATTCTTTGAGATGCATAAGTTCCCAATCTCAAATTCGCAAGTAAATCTGAATTTCTTTCAATATAATAATCTAATATTTTAAAGTCATTATTTTTTAATTTATCTTCAGAGTTGTATGTTTCATTTACTTCAGTATATTTGTAAGATGCTTTTGGTGTTTGCTTATTGAGTTCGTCAATAGATCTAAATTGAAATCCCTCTTTTGTTTGATAGAATAAAAACCCTGCCGTCCCATCTTTAGAAGCAGAAGGAACACCTTTTGAAGCTAACCATGTCAATATCGTAAATGGTTTTTTCATATTACCAATAAAACCATAATTATTAGATGTTTTATCAATACTTCCTATCTTATTAGTCTGTAAAACATCAGTTAAAATATTATTTACATGTTCTGATATATTTTGACTTTTGGCATATTTTCTTGTTACTCTAGAAGTTTCATTTGTAATTGCTTCTCTCGAAACTAACTGTAGTGTAAAAGATTCAGAACCTTGGGTTTTTTCAACGTTACTAACTGAAGAAACATAAAAATAATCTTCAATTCTAGATGCGAAATCTAAATCTATATTTGAGTTTGTATTGGCACTTATTTTTAATGACAACCTTTCGCCACCTCTAAGAGGTAAACCATTATAAATGCTCTGAAAAACGCCATCTTTTTCTATAGATTCTGCGGTGTTATTTACTACTAATTTTGCAGTAATTACTGGAGAAAATATATCTTCAAAATATTGAAATATTAATGCGCCAATTTTAAGATCTACAGATCTAGATTGATCATTAGATTCTAATATCAATTCACTATATATTGACTTGCTAGTTGCATCCATTATACGTAACTAAGTTCGAGTAGGATTTTTTGTTTGATAAAACTATTTAACATAGTAATCTTGTTGGGTGAATTTGATGTAGTTTTTGAAGCAATATTTGATAATGATTGTGGTAATTGTGGTTGAGAATTTGAAGTATTTAAAATAATAGTGTCTCCTACACGTTCTTCAGTAACAGAAGCAACTTTATTTGTTTCATTGCCCGTAGTTGAAGATTTTAAAGTTGGTGCAACAGATCGTGCATCATTTAAATACATATTATACTCTCTACCACCATATACAGTCCAAGCTTGATAATTTTGGAGATCAAATATAGTCTTTGCTGCTTTTGCATTTGTCATTGGATCATAGAGATCATTAACACTATCGATATCAAATAACCTCAACCTCTCATCTTCAAGAGGACCTGTCATATTAATTTGCCATAATCCATATGATGTTTCCCCATTTTGATTATATAAACCAGATTTAATTGTATCGTTAGAAGAATCGCCTCCAGATTCTGCCATAGCAATTGCTGCCATTTTTATCGATTGCTCATCATTAAATCCTACACTTTTTGACAATTTAATTAAACTTGCAATATCAAAGTTTTTTCCCGATGGCATAAATGATGTTTGTGGTTCTACTCCTCCAACTTGTTCTTCAACCCAATTCCTAGCGTCATTATACATATCGCCAATACCTTCAATCATACTGCCAAATGTTTCACGTACATTATCAGGTATCTGACTGATTGGATTTGGATTATTTGTGGATGGAGTCGTTGTTTTAGTTGCTTTTACATTTCCACCTTTTACAATGAGTTTATCATTTATCAGTCCAGCAGGATTCATAGTTTCTGAAACTTGAGATGATCCAAAATCATATTTTTTTGCATGATCTATATGTAAATGTGGTCCTGTCGATAGTCCGGTGCTGCCACTTCTTCCCACAACTTTTGCATTGCCATCATTTCCGGTACCTGCACCAACTTCTTCACCTTTTCTAACATTTATAGATTCCATATGTGCAAGTTTAACAAATGTCCCATCTTCTAACTGTATGACAACAAAATTTCCATAACCACCATTTTGACCATCAGGATCATTAGAATCCCCCATAAGTCCAACATCAACCACCGTACCGTTGGCGACCATAGTAATTGGTGTTCCCTCAGGTAGTGCATAATCTTCTCCAGTATGTCCCTTCTGCCCCTTAACACCATGAACACGACTCGAACCTCTGGATCCCCGCCCTCCTGGAATATATTGTCCGTAATCTACTCCGCCAACATCTTCTAATTTTTCACCACCAGTAGAGGTATAAGATGTTGTTCCTCCTCCTTCTGTAGAGGGTATTTCTTCTGTAGTATCTTCTCCATCATCATCATCATCATCATCTAATCCAGATAAAACTGCAAATGCATCAGTTATGTCATTTTTAAGAGAATTGAATGATTCTGTTAATCCATCTGTAGCATTAGAAATTTCACCTGATTTATCCAAAAAATCAAAATTCATTGTGTTTTGGAAAACTCCATTAAGAATATTTCCAAATTCTTTCATTATATTAAAAATTTTGTTTGGTGCATTATTTAATATGTTACCAACAACTCTAATACGATTAATAAATCTTTCACCTTTATCAATCCACTCAGGAAGATTATTAATCAACCATCCCAACGTGGTCCAACCTAAAAATTTTAATATTCTTTCAAGAAAACTTCCACCAGAAGTTTTTAATACTTTAGATCCTGGTATAACTGATCTAAAATTAATTGATGATGCTTCTATTTCCGCTTCTTTTACATTTCTTTTTTTTACTTCTTCAGATCTCAGTTTAAAAATTTTAGATTTTTTTGCAATAAATGATTTCTGCCTTGTACCATTACTTAATGATTTTGAAATATTTGAAATAGACTTCTGTGTCGTACTAGTAGATTTGTTTATTTCAGTAAGAGTATTTCTTAAACTAAAAATCCCTTGAGTTTGTGGTGTTATTGCCGAGACTGGAATTGCCATGTTATACTACCACGTTATATGAATGTAGAGAATATAATGTATAAAAATTTTCTGGATTTGAAGATGCAATAATAGGAATATCTGTCATACTATCATCAGATTGTATGCTTACCGACGTTGGACTAGAGGATTGAGAAGTATTTGTAATAATTATTGGTTTTGATTTTGGCAATCTAGCAACAGGATCTTTCATTATCCTAGATTCTGGATTTGGATTAATAATTGGTGCTTCTGTTACGGAAACTGGTTCATTTGGAGTTGAACTTATGGTTGGTACTTCTGTTACGGAAACTGGTTCATTTGGAGTTGAACTTATGGTTGGTGCTTCTGCCATTGGAGAAGCATTAGTAGTGGTAGTATTTGTTACTTCTTGCGAACTATTTGAAGTATTTGTTAAATTAGAAGATGATTGAACATTTGCAGATTTTGCTTTTGGTATAATATCGCCCCAATCATGACCTTGCTGATTTGCATGTTCTATAAATAATGTCTGTTTTTCTGGAGATAAGTTATTAAATTCACCTCTAATTTTACCTTTAGCAAATGGTAAATTACGCTGATTCCATGCCTTATTATATAATTTAAGTTCTTCTTCACTTAAGGATTTTTGAGTAGTAGGTTCCACATTATTATAATTTTCATTACTAGGATTTTGATTACTCTCAGATTCTTCAATAGTTACATTTGTACTCGGTTTATTGGACTCTACACCAGTATTTTGTTCTGTAGTAGTTGGTGAAGTAGTAGTATTATTTGTAGATTCTTCAGTTTCTTTAGGTTTTTCATCAATAAGACCAACTCCAATTAAATCGAGTAATTGCTCTGCATTATAAACTAAACCTGCCAACCTTGCGATTCTTCCTAAAGGTGTTAAAGAAACTGCACCTATTATAGCCTCAGTATAGTTTCCTTCTGCTGCCTCAAGACCAACACCAAGAGCAGTTAAAACTCCTCCAATAAAACCAGGACCTTTAGGTACATTTCCTGTGCGCCCCCCACCCCTAGGAATATTTTTAGTAGCAGCAGCACCTTGCAATAAGTTTTTTAATGCTCGAAATGGTTTTCCAATTAATACACTACCAATAACTTTTGAAGCTGATACTATACTATTAACTATAGTACCTATACCACCTTTAAGAAGTAAAAGTACATTTATTGCATTTCTAATTCCTTCTAGAAGTTTATTTTTTATCTTTGTAACTAAATCTGTATTACCCTTACTCTGAGATTCAATTAACTCACCAACATTTGAAATTAACCACCCACCAAATAAGTATAATAATGATTGCCCTATTCTATCAAACAATCCCGAAGTTTTTCTTGCAATTGGTTGTGCAGCAATAGAAAAAGAGCGATTTATTTTTTCCTCAATATCTCTTTCCTGACCACTTCTTAGTCCTTGTTCAGCAAGCAATCTATCTTGATTTTGCTGAGATAAAAGAATATTTTGATCATTCGTAATATCATTTTGCAATAAAACTGAAATATTTTGTAATCCAGAATTTAATAATAAAACATTACGTCTTACTTCATCAAGACCTACTTGCAATCCTACAAGATTTTGTTGGTTTTGTTGTGTTAATTGTAATGTTTGTACATCCGTTACGGTTGGTTGGGGAGCCACCATTACTGCTGGAGAATTAACTCCACTAAAAACATTTCCACTACCTGCAATAGTTTGTCTAGATTCTTGTGATAGTGGAGATGTTGTCAGTGGGGTTACTTTAGGTGCCATTACTGTTCTTTAGATTTTCTTCTTCAATATATTGTTGGAGAAGAGTAACATAAACCTCTCTTTCCCAAGGAATCATATTTTCTAACTCTGTTAATGAGTATTTATGATGTTGCATCAATGCAAATGTCATTTTATAATATGACGCAAGACTTTCATGCGTCATAGCTAGGCGAAAAAAGACGAAAGTCCCTCCATTACAATCTCACTCTCAACACCAGTGTTTGGATTTTTTACTGGAATTGTATGACGGAGTTTTGGCATGGTATCAAAAAATCTTTCAATTTCTTTGAATTGCTTTGAACTAAGTTGCTCAATAAAATCTTTAAGTTCTTTCTTAGTACAATCTTTTGAAGACCAAGATTCTTCCTCATTATAAACTTGATCGATACAAGAACAAATAATATCAAATGTATCATCAACGGATACGCCATCATTAGAAGCAAAATTGCCTTTGATGAACTCATTCATTGAAGGATATCTCATCCTTATAGTTAAGTCATCATCTAATTTTATATCTTTATTATGATCCTTACTTATCTCAACTCGAATATCATCTAAATTGATACCTACAGGAACTTGTGTTTTTCCATCGTCGGGACATGTAATAAGAACATCTACGGATTCTCCAACAGATTTTCCTCTAACGTTTAAAAACAAATATTCAATATCAAAAGTTGCCAAGTTATCAACCTTTACCCCTCTCGTAATAATACAATTTGAAATGACATCTCTGACTGCATTGGAGATTTGTTTTGGATCTTCACTCTCCATAGCAATAATTAAGATTTTCTCTTCCTTAACAAGAAATGGCCTGTATTTAATCTTCTTCTTCAAAGATGGAAGTTCCAACTCATATGTTGGGGTAGACACTTTTGGCAAAGGCATAATAATTTATGATCTAGTAAATTTATTTAGAATGATTTTGTATCACCTTTATTGCTCGCATATACTTGATCATTTACAATTGCCTCAGCATATGAGAGACCTTTAGGAATCCAAACAATTCCAGAAGTTCCTTTTTTAGGTGTTCTACTTGGTATTCTACCTTCTATTGGAATTCTTTCACCACCCTGTGATTGATTATTATTTTCATTACTGCCAATATACTTAGAAAAACTGGTTGCTTTTCCAGCAATATAACGATCATATTCAAAAGTTGCGGCAACTTTCAATACATCAGACCCCTGATAAGAAACAGGAATTGCTGCAATAGACTGCGGGAACATTCCTCTAAAAGTATACTCAATATCTCTTCTATAGTCCCTATCAAACTTGATAATTTTAGTTTCTGTTGATTTATAGTCATCAGGATATTGCATTCTGATGTAATAGTCATCATGCAACTTTCCAATAGTGTCATCAGCACCACTAGAAATATAATCCATCCAATGTTCTAATACTTTTATTGTATCATATCTATTATCAACATAAAATTCCATTGTGATATTATTATACATTCTAGTATGTGCAATCTTTTCACGAATGCCAATTTGGGGTACTAAATCTGAAGTTGCATATGCGGAAGTAGGAAGAGTTGTAGAAAAACAAAGAAGACCAAAATCATTTACACAATAGTATGGTGATACACCCTTCCTAAACAAGTAATTGACTACAGGTCTAGGAATTTGAAATCTAACTTCATAGTAAGATGTTTGGGCAAGATTGCCAAATAATGTTTTTGCAGTATATGGTTGTATTGGAAACGGCACTCTAAATACCTACGTCTACTCTTTTATTATAAGTATTTAGATGGCATATAGAGGAAAATATCAACCGTCATATCCTAAAAAATATAAAGGGGATCCTACAAATGTTGTGTATAGATCTTTGTGGGAAAGAAGATTTATGAATTATTGTGATAATAATGAGAATGTATTGGAGTGGGGAAGTGAAGAAATAGCACTTCCATATCGATCTCCATTAGATAATAAAATTCATAGATATTTTCCAGATTTTTATATTAAAATTCGTGAATCTGATGGATCTATTCAAAAATATATTATAGAAATTAAACCACAAAAACAAACAATTGAACCAAAAGTCCAAAAGAAAAAAACAAAAGGATATATTTTCGAAGTTAAAGAGTGGGTAAGAAATCAAGCAAAATGGAAAGTTGCTCAAGAATTTTGCGAAGATCGTCAGTGGAAATTTAAGATTATTACTGAACACGAATTGGGTATTAAGTAATGGCACTTACAGGATATGAAAGAGATAGTTTAGATCAATATAAAGTATCAGAACTGAGAGAGATTGCTAGTACTTACTATATCACCTTTAAAACCGAATTTGAAAATACAAGTACAAATTATAGTCGTCTCAATAAAGAGCAGTTGATATATGAGATTACTTATGATCCAGATTATCAGAAAGCTAATCCAGACAGAAAATTTAACGATACAATTACAAAATCAGATAATCGAATTATACCGATTAGAAGAGATTTAATTGGTGTTGAAAGACCTGGAGAGTTGATGTATAGAATTGTAAAGGCACTTGAAGATACTAAGGTAAATTTACCATCTCCGGGAAATTATTATACATACATATACAGAGCAAAAACACCAGGAATATTATTTGATCTCCATCCTTTAATTATGGCATCTGAACCAACAGGAAATGGTTTTTTTGGTTTTAATTATCATTGGGGAAAAATAAGACAATATACCTTTCCTGAAGTACAAGATGGATTATATGAAATGACTGTTAGAGAGTTTAATACTCTCAGAGGTGTAAATTATGCTAGATTTATTCAAAATTAACTCTAAATAGTTAAAAAATAAATGTCAACTCAAAATAGGCAAAAACAAAATATATTGAGATATCCAGAAAAAAGGATACAAAAAGATGACGATTATATTAGATTTCAAGTGTTGAAGTATATACCACCAGGAATAGAAGGAATTCAAAAAAATGCATCTTTTAATCTAAGGTCTACAGATGATGCATTTGCAAACGGTACAAGTACACTGTTAGAATCAATAATATTACCTCTTCCAAAATCAATTAGTGATGGTCAAGGTGCAAGTTGGGGTAAAAGTAGTATTAATTCACTTGAAGCAATGGGTGCATCTGCATTAAATGACTTGATAAGCGGAAAAAAAGATATTGCGAAGAATTTAATAGAATCAGTAGGGAGTGAATTGGGTGATAAAAAGACAAGAGAATCTTTAAGCACTGCTGCTATTGCACTTGGAATACAAAATCTTACGGGATCTGGCGATGTAAACTCTTTAGTTTCTAGAGCAACTGGGAGAATTATTAATCCTAATGTTGAAATGCTATTCGATGGAGTTCAATTAAGAGGTGGATTTAATTTTATTTTCGATCTTATGCCTAGAAATAAAGATGAAGGTGATACTATAAAAAGAATTATCAGATCATTTAAAAAACAAATGTTACCATCAAAAACATCTAAAGCAAATGGTGTGGGAGGATTCTTCGTAAAAGCACCAAATGTATATAGATTGGAATATATGAGGGGAGCAAAACCACATCCATTTTTAAATAAATTTAAAATATGTGGGTTAGTCAGTATGAGTGTAGATTATTCTGGATCTGGACAATATGCATCATACCATGATGCAACTCCAGTTCATATGACAATGAATTTACAATTCCAAGAATTATCACCAATATATTCTGATGATTATGATAAACCAGAAATCAAAGAAGGAGTCGGTTACTAATGTCTTATTTTAGAGAGTTACCAAATGTAAGATATCAATCATTTCTTAAAAATAAGCAATCATCTCAAGATTATATTTTAGTAAAAAATATTTTTAGAAGAGCAAAAATAAGAGATGACCTTCAAAATGTCTTTACATTGTTTAATAAGTATGAGATTTTAGATGGAACTAGACCAGATTTAGTTGCAGAAGAACTTTATGGTAGTTCTAATTATGATTGGATAGTAATTATTACTTCAGGTATCACTAATATAAGAGAAGAATGGCCTTTATCCAATAAAGATTTGTATGAGTATTCTGAAAGAATATATGGAAATGCATTAAATGATGTTCATCACTATGAAACCACTGAGGTTAGAGATTTAAAAAATAGATTAATCCTTGAAAAAGGATTGGAGGTAAATAGCAATTTTACAATACCACACCCAGATAATTATGGTGGGATATTAAATCCAGTTATAGGTGTATCAAATTATGAATATGAAACTGAATTGAATAATAAAAAATCTACAATATACCTACTAAAACCATCATATTTACAGCAAGTGCTAAAAGATATGAGAAATGAACTATTCTATGACGAATCTTCTCAATATATCAGTCAAAAAATTATTCAAACAGAAAATACATATAATACCACACAATAAAAAAGGGAGGTTTCCCTCCCTATCTCATTTAGTCTGCTGCGAGTGCTGCAAAGTATGAGAGAGTATCATCATCTTCATCAGTATTACTGGAAGAAAGGTTAGTTAATTCTTCTTTCATCGACTGGGGAACTGAAGGTGCAGATTCTCCACGATTCTGTTGACGGAACTCTTCTTCTTCCTGAATAGATTCTTGGTCTTGGAACTTAGTCGTTCCTTTGAGTCCCAGAACATAACCAAGACGCTTATTTAAGTCCTCATAGGACTTAAATTGATCTGGAGAAAGGAATTCTGCAAGTGAGAATTGCTTCTTCCAAATTGCTTCCATTGCCTCATCATCCTCTAGAAGGGCGCTAGAGCGAGCAAACTCTGAAGAGTCATAATTACGATAACCGGCAACATTCTTTGCCTTCAACTTGAAGTTAGCACCCTGCCAGAAGTCAAATGGATCAATTGCTTCCTCGTCCTCAAACTCA